TTTAAACTGCTCCTTGATTATACGAGCGGTTAGCTTACCAGCCGATGTAATAGCCTTACCTGTCTGCCCTGTCTTAGAGGCTACAACAAACACCTCAGCCAACGAAGGAAGAATAGATAGAGGCAGTAACGTAACACTTAAACCAGCACGTACAGCATTCTGTGCAGTTCTGATGCCTTCCCCTTGTGACACATCTAGGTTACGAATAGGGATACGCTGAGATAGATTCATCATGTTAGCTAGATCGTTAACTACTGTTTCTGTATTGTAGGTAATACCCTGTGCTTTCGCATCGTCTAGAACTTTAGCTACGTTAGTATAGAACTTCTCATTGTTAGCACCGAACTCTTTAGCATGCGCTAGTCTCTCTGACATCATCTCATAGTACGAGTAGATAGAGTCTTGCACTTTAGAGTCAGCGTTAAGCCAGTTAGACCAGAAGTCCTGTGGCAGCTCAGCCAGCATACGGTGAGTCTCGACTGCGTTCTGGTTATTAACTTTAGCACCTTTCGTCCGCAGCTTACCTAACTTGTTGTTCATCTTCTTAGCTGCTTTCGCCTGTGCCTTCTCTGCTGTCATACCTTCGTCAATAAACCCTTGAACATTCTCTTCATATCTTTTTAAGATACGAGTGTCAGTGTCCATTCCGAAATGCTCATAGCCTTGACTCTTAATACGAGCGATGTAGGCATCTACTTTATCTGCTGATAACTTAATACCACGCTCTTGAGCAACAGCTAAAGCCTGTGCTTTAAATGCCGCTGGGTCAGCCTTAAGCTTCTTATAATCTATACGACCATGCAACGGAAAGTAGGTACTGCCCTCAAACAAACCTGAGTCGATGCCATACTTCTTTAAGTCTTTCTGCATAGTAGAATCTAAGAAAGTAAATAGCTCCTTAGATGCCTTTCTACTTTCTTCAGGAAGCGCATCATACGCTTGCTTCTTAGCAGCCTTCTCTTCCTTAGTACCTTCAGGCATAATACGCTGGTCATGTACAGCTAGAGCATCTTCGTTACTCAGCGTCATGAACGTACTCATGCCTTTAGCATACTCAGACTTAAACATCATAGAGTCTGCATGTACTGGTCTGATGCCCATCCTACGTGCCAGTGACCCTGAAGTCTGGTTAAACTTACCAACAAGCTTCTTCATCTCTGGCGTGTTTACTTGAGCCACAGCTTTACTACCTGCTTCACCTAAGAAAGGTGCAAGATACTTAGAGTATAGGTGACCTAGTTTTGTCTCAGTCACTTTCACCTTTTCTTGATTCTTTACCCACGACCCAGTATCTGGATTGAACTCAACAATACCTTCATCTACCTGCTTAGCTATAGATATATCAGCACTCTTCTGAGCCTTAGACATAACACTAGAGCCTACGCCAAACGGCATACCTAAGATACCACCAACAAGAGCTTCAACAGCAGACTCTTTCAATGACTCTTCTACATCAAACTGATCCCAGTAAGATGCAGAGTTTGTAGCTGCTATAGTTGTAGCAAAGTCCTGCACACCCTCAGTAAGACCTGAGCCTAGCGATGCCATGCCTACTTGTCTAGCCATTGAAGGAGCCTGAGCTACCTGACCACGGATAGCACCGCTTAAGGCACTAGCATTACCTGCATTAATAGCAGCCATGATCTCAGGAGAAGTAGACCTAATAGCAGGTGTCAAGGCTTTAATAAACTTAGCACCTGCCAGCGGCTCTAACGCACCTAACGCAAGACCAGTGCCAATGTCTGCCATAGAAGCAGTATAGGACTCGTCCATATCCTCTGCTTTAAGACCAATGTCACCGATGTTCATCACACCTGACATAAGCCCACCAGCAGCTAATGCACCAGTAGAGGCTGACACGCCTACAACAGGGGCAAAAGGAGCAGCAGCTAGAGCAGGCAATGCAGTTGCTACAGTACCTATACCTCTACCTACCTGATCTAACAAACCTCTGAAGGAAAACTCACCATCTTCGTATAGAGGATGCGCTGTTACCTTAGCTACCTCTGCCATGTTCTCATTCTTACCATCGACCATTGCCTGACCGAACGCACTATCAGAAAACCCGAACGCTTCTGCAACGGACTGACCGCCACGATACAAAAGCGCCTGACCTAAATCTACACCTGCTCCTATTTGGCTTCCAAAATCATCTGGTTGTTGACTTAAGTGCTGATCATACTGCTGATCAGATGCCGTCCATAAAGAATCAAAGTCGATCTGATCAGACATTAGTTAGCCCTATTAGAAGTAGTCAGGTTAGTCAGCGCGGGTACAATCTTATTTAAGTCTACATCAGGAGAGCCTATATCAAACATACCTGTACTGCCTTTGATAATATCTCTAAGTAATTTGTTTCGTTCGTTAGCATCTGCCTCCATTATTCTACCATTAGTATTAGCATATATAACTTCAGCCTGTGCTTTTGCCTCGTCTTGAGGAACACCCAATCCTACAAGAGAAGCACTTAAGTCACTTATCTTAGAACCATAGTTCTTAAACGGATCTGTGATACCAGCAGCTCTAGCCTTCTGCGCCTGTAGAAGAAGAACAGCATCTCTGTATTGCTTGTTCTCAGCGTCTTTAGCTTGAGCAGCTCTCGATGCTAAGCCAGCTTGCAGCCCTTCACCAAGACGAGACATAGTAGTAGCACCACGTTGACCTGAACCAGCCAGCATAGCTGCGCCCATTGCCATCAAATCAATACGATCATTGACAGCATTAAACCAATCTTGTTTCTTTTCAGGAGCTGACGGAGATACAACAGTAGCTGCTGTATTAAATGTCTGAGCTTCTGGAGTTAAGTCTTCAGTCTTCTTTTCCTCCTTCATAACAGGCGGTGGTACGTTACGAGCTCCTGTCCCTCTGCCTCCTTGATCTTTAGGACTAGTAGGTTGCGACAGATCCTCTAAAGGATTAACAAACCCAGTACTTTCTCTATTGCCTCTTGAGTTACCTTCAACAATAAGAGTACTATCTACTGGCGTAGAACCTCTACCTCCTCTACGTCCTGTAAACACCTCTGGAATACTTTCATCAGGAGCTACTGTACTTTGAATACCTTGACCCACCATAGCAGGAGCGCGTCCTTGTATCATAGGAAGTAAGCTTGCTAATCCAGCACCTGTAGTATTTGTAGTACCTGCTGTATTCTCAGCAGTACGACCGTTTCCACTAAAGATACCTAATGTATTAGCTGCATTAACCATAGCTTGATTCTGACCAGCAACCTGAGCATTTCTATTTCGCATGTCTACTTGTTTAGTAGCCTCAGAAGTTGGGCGAGTCACACCGTTAAACAGGTAAGGATTTAAGATAGGAGTCTCACCTGTAACAACCCTAGTAAGACTACCTAACGGACTAGTTCTATCTCTTAAGTCAGGATACCCACTACCTTTAGCTGCTGTATCAAACAAAGCAACAGGACTAGTTGGAGCTGGCTTTGGAGTAATAGACTTAAGATACGATGTAACTTCAGGATCATTACGAGATGCAAATATAGCCGCGTCATAGTTATCAGGCATCAGAGTGCCGCTGCCTACTGCTGCTTTTACTTTGTCTAATAAACTAGCCATGTTATACACCTACCTCAGTGAACATACCCGCTGGCTGCTGAGCCTGCTGAGCTGCTTGTTGTGCTTGCTGTTGCTGCTGACTCACGACCAATGACTGTAGGAGATCAGCTTCTCTGTTGCGTCTAGGGTGTAGCTCTACGTTACTCCACTCTTCAGGATCACGTAGTAAAGCAATAGCCTGAAGAAGGTCACCTTTAATAACAGCCTTCATGGTCTTGTACTTCAAAGCACCATTGCCGTAGTTATGTAACAGAGAGAGCGCAACCGCCTGCTGCTGTACACTAATAGAATCAAACTCAGGGTAAGCCTTACGGAGCTGCTGCTTAGACTTCTCAATATGTCTACGAGTAATATCCATAGCTACTTTAGCGGGGATGTTGAAGTGTCCTATCTCCCGCTCAACTGCTAGTGCTTCGCTGCCCTTCTTACCTACATATGGAAGCAGAGCATACTCTACATCTTGAGGTAAACCTAAAGCTTTAAACTCGCGTAGTCCCATCTGTCCAATATCAATACCACCGCCAAAGGTAAGCCCAGACCTACCGATGACAATGCCATTCTTCTTTGGAAGATATGTTCTAGTTTCAAAACCTTCTTGTTCCAGTAAGAACTGAATTACTGCATCATCTTTATTCATATTAATCTAGTCCTTATCCGAATACATCGCCGCCAAAGATATCACCATACCCGCCAGCAGCGCCAGCAACATCACCACCAGCAGCACCGCCAAACATACTTCCAAGACCCCCCAAAGAACCACCACCTGTTAAGTAAGCACCGCCAAGAGTAGTAGCAATACCCAGCAAATCACCGAAAGGATCACTAGCAGTTTTCTCAACAGTCTTCTGATTAGCTTCAGCTACCAGAGGATTAGCACCTAAGAAGTCGTAGAACTGTGCAAGGTTTGAAAGCTCTGCATTACGGGCTGCCTCAAACTCTTGAATCTCATCAAACAACCCAGCCTGCGCTCGCTGACCACGCTGCTCTCCAATCCTACCCATGATGTTAGCACCCTGCTCACCAGTCTGAAGCATCATAGGCATTAAGCCCTGCGCTCGGAGACCTAGATTCTGTTGATCCAGAGCTGCCTGTGTTAGCGCCTGCTGCGTGTTACGGTTAACCTCACCCCCAAGTAAGCCTAGACCTTCCTGTCCCTCGCTGCCACCATACTGGCCCGCTGCTGACGCTTGTTGCATCAGAGGCACAGCACCACGCTGTAGTGATATGTTAGCTTGACCTAAGATGTCTTCCATCTGACGCTGAAACAAAGGATTGTTCTCAAGGTCACCTGCATTCAAGTAGTTTTGGAAGTTAGCCTGTGAGCTACTAACAAGATCAGACAGACCGCCACCTTCACCATACTGAGAAAGCAAGCTTTCCTGTGCCTGACGAAGCAATGGATCTTCTTGAGCAAGACGACTACCCTGATAGATACCTTCTGTACCTTGGTTGTACAAGTTCTCAGCACCTTCTAATCCAGCTAAGCTGCTTGAGCGTAACTCATCACTGAGTCTGCTTTCTGTTTCTGTAGTTGTTTCTCCGCCACCCATGCTATAACTCCTTAATCATTAATACTGTTTTACAAGAATAGTCAGGCAACAACTTAAGCCATCCCTTCCTACCTCGTATCTCTATGCCTTCTAATCCTTTTGACTCAGCCCATTCTTCAATACTAGCTATAGTCTGAACCCACTTTTCAATCTCTGTACCACCTAGCAAATGTATAAGTAGTCTCTTTGTTGTAGGGTATGTAACTTGATACGTTACAACAATACCAACTACTTCTTCTTCAGTATCTCTAGCAAGCCACAACTGACTATCCCCTTTGAAGATACCCTCCATCACACTTTGTTCTGTAACTTCTGTCGCCTTTAGCAATACCTTATCTAAATACTTCTTTATAACATGTCGATGTAATTCAATCTCTTCAATACTCACTACACGCTTAAGACTATATGTCAATGGATTTACCCGTTACGTTTACATCTAATGTATCAAATGTTACATTAGTTGTGCCTGATTCTAGTGACATCTTAAGTGTGAGAACCTGACCTGCACTTACTGTACCATTAGAACTAAAGCTAATAGGTAAGTACTGCGATCCGCTAAAGTCTATAGTATGTTGTGTACCTGATATTAAAGTACCATCAAGGTACAGTCCAATAATAGCAGCAGAGCTACCGCCACCGTGTCGTTTAACATTAGCACTGAATGTTAATGTATACTTACTGTCAGACAGGAAAGTAATAGTACCTGCTGAGTGACTAGCCGTCATGCCTTCTTCGTCTACACGTACAGTGTCATACGCTGTGATAATAGTAGGAGTGGTGGTAAGCGCCATAGTAGCACCTGATGTAGCTAAGAACATACCTGTCGCATGCACCTCACTGAGTCCACCTATAAACCTAGCTATCCGCTGCAACTCGTTCTGTACGTATACAGGCATACCATTAATATCCTGCGGGGGTGGCAGTGGTACATATTCAAATCTCATTGCCGTCCCTCATAGCTATACTCAATGGTGTATCCTGTCAACGACCATGCGTCATCACTAGCTGACTCAAACCTAACGCCAATGTATCTACCACTCTGGCGGAAGTTAACCTTATAGTCTTGATCTACAACAAACGGCTGAGGCTGCGACCATGCGATACCAGAACCCTGCTGCTGCTCAGTACCTAGGTATACGTTGACTGTACCTTCTCCCACAATATGAGGAGTAATAGAATTAATATACTTGTATCCTTGATCATCACCGAAATCAATACCAACCCGTTCTGCATAAGAAGGATAAACAGTACCGTTCAGTGTGAGACCTGTGTTGCCTTTATAGAATAAAGAGTCATCATAGTTTACAAGGAAAAGACTCTTGCTTGCTGGGTTAAAGCGTTCTTCACCCCAGCTAGTCGTATCATCATTCCAACCCTCAGTGTCAGAGTCCCATGTATCAGTGGTGTCTGTAGTGTCTGCAATAACACCAGTAGAAATGTAAGAGATATTAACTAGATCACGCTGCGACCAGTCATCTACTTCCCAGTTCCATACCAATGCCTTATTAGCCCTACCATCTGCACTATCTGCTGTAGGAAAGTAAACCCAAATCTCTTTGTTAGGTACGTCCGCGACACACTTGACCTTGTCTACATGTGCTGAGTTAATCTGAGAGTAGAAAGACCTAGCTATCTTGTTAGCAATCACAGACTTCTTAGAAGTACCATCATGCACATAGATGTCATTGACACCTACAACAAAGTGCTTACCATCAAACTCAGTAACACAGTCACGAGACAGAATACCTGTGTCATCGCTGAATACTTTCCTAAACGAGAAGATGAAGTTACCACCAATGAACTGCATAGCCCACACTGCATCGCTCTTATAGATAAAGAACGTATCGTTCAAAGCTTTACCTTCAATACAGCGACCAGCAGTGTCAGGTAAGATATTGTAGCCAGCCTGTACAGCAGGGTCTACTGGGTTCCACGAAGCAGGGATACCACCTAGCGGGGCAGCATCGCTCCACTTAACCATTGAAGGGAATGCAGTACCTGTATCATCCTTAACATCTAATGCTATCAAGTAGTTCTTAAACGGACGCACGACACCAGTAGTCCAACTAGTAGGCCATGCTGTCAAGTCTTTCATCTTACTCGAAGCAGTGTCATAGAACTGAGGTGCGTCTTGTCTGTTGTTCAGAAGTAAAACACCATTAAAGGTAGACCCTGTCCAACCGTCATCATAGTCACCAGTGTAGTTAACATCTGCACCAGCAGTCTGACGAGTTACGTTGACGTTAGTGTTGCCATTAGTCCTGTACACTTTAGCTTCACTAGCATAGAACCAATAAGGTAAGTTGTAGTCTGTCCACGGCATAGCAATCATAGGCTGTACAGCAGGAGCAGTGAATACTTGTGAGTATCCTAACGCCTTATTAGTTCTGTGGTTGCTAAAGTCAATGTTGTTTCCTTGGCTCCATATCTCATTAGGGAGTTCATAGGGAGACAAATCAATGTTGATCCCTCGTGGTCGTGATACCTCTACCCTTTTATATGGCATGATTAAGCAGTCCTTGTCCACATGTAAACAACCTGATACGGCTGCATGATGCTGTGTGCAGCGCCTCCGCCTGTGCTGCTTGTGCTAGGTGTACTAAAGCTAGAGGCACCGTCTGAAGATCCAGATGAACCAGAACCACGAGGATCCTCTAAAGTATAGGAGTGACTATGCGCAGGAATCTCATTAACTGTCAGAGTGTGAGTCTTAGAACCACCAGTAGTACCAGCAGAGAAGTCACTGTCTCCAGAATCATAACCAGCCAGCACCTTACCTTCTGAGAACACTGACCACGTAGTCCCGGGAAATAACGTAGCAGGGCTTGTAGAAACAGTAGACTGATAGATACATCCAATAGGATACACGGCATCATAGAGGTTGGTACGCGCTACTGGTACAGTGTTTACTAGGTTAAGCTGTGCTGTTGTAGATGTAACACCATCTAGCTTATTAATCTCAGTAGCGGATGCTGTGATCTCAGTCAAGACATTAAGCTGTGCTGCTGATGTGTTTACCACTGCGTTACCAAGACTAGGGAACTGCGTCTGTAGTACAGACTTAAGCAAACGAATATGGTTATCGCCCTGTGATTTGCTGTCAGTACCTAAAGGGTTCGCAGCTACTAGCTGGTCGATATATGATGCTGTTTCAAGTCCCATTATAACCTCTTATTTATTTCGCTTCTTGTTCTTAGTTGCTCTTTGATTGCGCTTAGGCAATGCTGGCTTCTTAGCCTTAGAACAACCGCATGATTTAGTCTTCTTCATTTCAGTTACCTTTTAGATTTAGCGCCAGAGCATTTCCAACGCTTACGTGAAAGGTTGTT